ATCCAGAATTCAAGTATGTGAACGATTTACCAGAAGATAGATATCTTATGGTTGATGGCATTGCTTATATGAAAAAGGCAGCTCATGTTTACAAAGTTGATCTGATGGAAGTATTTCCTAATATGACTGAATTTTTGAATCACAGGAACACTTGATGCGTATTATCAGATATTTGAAATCAATACCAAGCAGAATAAAAGGTTACTTCATCTACAGAAAAAGAATGAAGCAATTGAAGAAAAAAAACCCATTCATTTACTAGTATGATTTACATTTCCGGGGATAGCTTCGCTACTGGCGAGGAATTAAATGACAATCGGTTCACAACCTACCCTGGTGATGGGTGGCTACTGGATCACAAGCCATGGAAAGAATGGCACAAGCAAAGGACCAAGGAATTGATTGCCGCATATGGTTCCTATCACAAGTACATAGAAAAATGCAAGGATGATTCCTGGGGTTCAATGGTTAGTAACCACTATGGGATGCCATACGTCAACACCGCGATCAGTGGTGCTTCGATGATGACTATCTTGGTCAACACGCAAAATAGTCTGACAGCACTGAAGAATCAGAATATCAAAGTCGAGAAGGCTTTCATCATGCTTACTAGCCCATATCGAATATCAGTATTCAAGAATGAAGGCGAAAGCTACAATCCTGAAACAAGTATCGAGACCTTGTGCCCCACGTTCACCGATTTACCATGCTCTCAGTCAGGGCTAACCTATATGAAATCATGGGTTGCGGCTGAGGATGAAAATGCGATGTTGAGTCGATGGATGATGCACTTCAATGCCATTCGTCACGCCGTAATAGCATTGGCTGGAATAGAACCAATATTTTTGGATTCTCAGTTTGTTGAACAGAACGAACTTCATAACATGGAAGGCCGAATGACCACTCCAGTTGCTAAAGAGCTATGGAGAAGCGTAGAGCCCTATTTCCCAGACGTTCTAAATCGAATGAGTACATTTAACGGAAATGATCCGCGGATGCCTCTGGGGCATTATGGCTGGGCTACTCACAATCGATTCGCAAAGTCATTAGCTTTGCGATATCCAAAATGATCTACTGGGGGGTGGTATCAAGGGGCCATGATGCCAGCTTGACTGTGGTTGAGGACAGGGAAATTCTATTTGCCGGCCATGCAGAACGATTCAGTGGTGTGAAGAACGACCCCGACATCAATCAAGATCTGATTGATGTGGCTATGAAATACGGTGCACCAGATCAAATCGTCTGGTACGAACGCCCATGGTTGAAAGCATCCAGGCATCTTTGGGCTGGGCAATCACTTCCTGAATTGCAGATCAGAAAGCATTTGGCAACATGGGGTATCACCGCCCCTTTGACAACAGTGGGTCATCATGAAAGCCATGCTGCTGGTGGCTTCTACACAAGTGGTTTCCAGGATGCGAGTATTTTGGTTTGTGACGCGATTGGTGAATGGGACTGTATCAGTATTTGGCAAGCTGACCAAACTGGTATGAAGAAGATTCACAGTGAGCGATATCCCAACAGCTTGGGCCTCCTCTATAGTGCATTCACCCAAAGGTTGGGTCTGAAACCAAACGAAGAAGAATACATCATGATGGGAATGGCTGCTTTGGGTGAGCCCCGTCATGTGAAAAGAATATTGGATGATTTCGTAAAACAAACCGAGTCACCAAAGTTCCATATGAGAATCAATGTCCACCGGGGAATACTTGGTTGGGCTCCTGAATTGAATACGACTCAGGATCATTACGATATCGCGGCTAGCATTCAGAAGATCACAGAGGATTGGTTGGTGTCCACAACGCGATGGATGAGAGACAATCTACCAAGTAGCAATTTGGTTTTGAGTGGTGGAGTAGCGTTGAATTGCAAAGCCAACACCGAGATCGCGTATCTGAGTGGTTACCGGGGAATGTGGATAATGCCTAACCCGGGTGATGCGGGATCAAGTATGGGCGCAATTGCAGCGCATATAAAGAAACCCTTAATTTGGAAATCACCATATCTGGGTACTGATATCGAGGGTGATCTGGATTACCAGGCTGTCGTGGAACATTTGGTAAACGGTGAAGTCGTGGGTTTGGCAAAGGGTAGGGCGGAATGGGGGCCAAGATCTCTTGGTAACAGAGCTTTGCTGGCAGACCCCAGAGGACCACATGTCAAAGACTTGGTAAACACCATCAAGAACAGACAGAAGTTCCGCCCTTTCGCCCCAATGATTATGGCAGAATTTGCCAACCAGTATTTTGAAATGCCCTATGGGGAATCACCCTACATGCAGTTCACCGCAACTTGCAGGTTCCCGGAAAGTTTCCCAGCTATCTGCCACTTTGACAACACATCAAGGGTGCAAACAGTAACTATGGAACAAAACCCCATGATCTATCGATTACTGTCTCAATTCTATGAGAGAACGCAATGCCCCATGTTGTTGAACACCAGTCTGAACATCAAGGGGCAACCGTTGGTTGATACCTGGCAAGATGCAATGGACTTTCAAGACAAGTACGGTGTCAAAGTCTTTTAATCTCATCCCCATTCCCAGAACCATCACACCATTCCTCATAAGTGAAGGTCTCAGCTTCCAGACCATAACACTTGATTAGCTCAGCCCAAGATTCCAAGGTGTCTGGATGCAACTTGATATCAGACTTAAGGGAAGCCAACACAGCTTCTTGCTCGTCCAAGAATGTGATTCGGAATAAATCACAGCTAGTCAACTCTACGACCTTTATGAAGTCTGGTTTGAGTAATTCATTTAACAGGCTTTCAAGATCTCGGATATCCGGGATGTCCTGATACTCATTGGTAAGATCAACCAGGAAGGATCTCATTTCACTCTTGATAGCCAACGTTTATGATACTTTGTGTAGGTTTCATGACGGTTCCATGAAGGACTGTAGTGATTTCAGATGGCTGGCATAGTTCCGAATTACTTGCCACCTCCCGGAACCACCCCGTTTATCACGATCTATATCGTAAATCTTATGATACGACTTTTCCTCAAATGGGAACAGAGCGAATCCCATAGTGATTGATTCCAGTATCAGGGGCGTGGAATAGGAAGTTTTCACCACGACTGTATGAAACATATAAGGGAGATCAGCTCTGTGCCAACCATCAATGGTTATTTCACGGAGTGAGCTCTCGACAAATTTGGCACCATCCCATCCAGAAGACTCTGAATCAAGGGTGTTTCGGAAATCAAGGTAAAAGTAGTTCATACCTGGGTGTACGCTTTCATCAATTCTGTCAAAGTCTTAAAGCTGGAATACGACTCAATGATTCGCCGTTCTTGAACATTGGACTTCTCAGCTAATTGTAACCTAACAGCAGGAGTATCCTGATATACGGGATGACTGGATGCAAGAACATCATGCACAACCATGGAATCATCACGGTATTCCATCAGATACAAGATGTAATTGGTCGCAAGAATATCAGGGTGTTCATGTTCAATGTAAATGGAACTGATACGATCTGGTTTCAAATCACTAAAGAGAGTCTGCATGAAGTGGACTGCGAGGTTGTTTATTCTCTTCTTCCTCAAAAGAGCAAGAGCTTGAATATAGAGTGGAGTGGCATCAAGGATGTAATAGTTCATGGTTGACAAGTATGACTCTTTGTATAGGTTCCAGTAAACCAATTCTTCATGAATCTTTCACGGTTATTCAATGAGATTAGTCACCTCGTTCCCTTGAACTTCTTCACGAATATATGACGAGATTGTCACTTCGTTCCAGGGAATCTCCAGGTAGATTTTGAGGAATTTGACAGGAACTCAACATAATTGTTCACATGGTAGCACAAAACTGATGGCAGATGACTAGCAGTTTTTCATAAATAACCAGTTAACAAAGCTCCGGAGCTACTATGAATTTCAAACAGTATTTGGCTGAGAGCGAAAAGACCTACAAATTCCGCATCAAGACTGTGGCCACAGTCGATAAAGAGATGCTGAGAAAGATTGAACAATACCTGAGTAAGTTCAATCTCATTAAGGTTTTTCCGACTACCAAGACCATCTTGCAAAAACACCCTCTTGATTTTAGCCCAAACATCAAGGATATGGAAGTCTACATCGTGGACGTGGAAATGGGCCTGCCCGTGAGTTCATTCATCATGGAAAAAGAACTCACCAGTCTGTTGGGTCTTTCTGGTGGATATCTTTTGGTTCGTGGTGAACACGATGCCTTGGAAACCCAAATTGATGCTACTCAACAAGCTCAAGATATAGCGGACCAAGCTGCAAAGAAGGGCCTTGGTGCGTCTACACTTCTTTCCACAGAGTCGGTGTACCCCGATGCTGATCAGACTGCCCAAGGCACCAATTATTACGGCAACGAATACAATGGTCGCTTCCTCAAGTATTTGAAGGACGAGTCGGCAACCAGAAAGGAAAAGCAAAAAGTGGAAGCTCCCGCTCCATTGTTTTCCTGGTTGGATTACGAAAAGCTGGACCACACTCCTGATGACGACCAGGAATTCAACAAGGACTTGGAAAAGTTTGGCTTGAAGGCTGCTGACAAAGACGCCATGGTTCCTGGTGACACCGGTGCATTCACGGATGCTGGTAAGGTTATGAAGAAGACTTATCAGGACGAGAAGGGAAAAACAAAAACTCTTAAAGGGAAGTCCACCAACGTGGGTCTGAAATAACATGAACGAAATCAACGTAAAGAAAATCATGGAGATGGCTTCCTATGGTCGCCCAGTCCAGGAAGAAGGTGACTACTCAATCGATTATTCACCAGTCGCGACCGGTCGTGATCACAATCAAACTAACCAGATGGGTGACAATCCACTTCCACTTGAGGAAGAAGCTGGTGAAGTCACGGAAGTGATGATCGACCAATTGTATGAAATCCTCCACAATGCTGGTAAGAGTGATAGCGATATCGCGATGGGTAATGTGAAGATCAAACCCACAAGTGCCGAAAAGGTAATGCGTACTATTGCTCCTGGTCAGTCTTTCCAAGATCCACATGCCTTCCTCGAGAAGGTATTGGCTGCCCTTGCCAAGCAACTTGATCCATCAAAGGAACAAGTTGTTGAGTTCCAAGAAGTCCCCAACGGTGCTCGCTTCGTTCACAATATCGACACCATGGGTAATGTCCAAATTGTTGATTCACAATCAGGCAAAGAAGTTGTTCTGAGTGGCGAAGACTCCATGGAACTGATCGGTGAGTTGGAAATGAATGGTGGCACTCCTGAACAAGTTCAAGAAATCCTGGCATCATACCAACACGTTCTCGAAGGTGACATGGGTCAAGAAGTCGTGAGCGAAGACATGAATCTGGCTACTTCTGGTGTCCGTTCACTTCTCGACGATATCAAGAACATGGAAAATAAGTTGAAGCAAATGTTGGATAAGGCAGAAGCTGACGGTGACGTGATGGCAGCAACCGCGGCGAATATTTTCAGTGAAGAAGTAACTAAGCTGGAAACAGCTATTGATGACTATCTTAAACAGCAGAGTTAATTCGAGCACGTGAAAGTAAATAAAGGGAGCATTTTGCTCCCTTTTCATGTTTCCGGCTTTACCAAAACATCATCCTCCTTTGAAGGGCTGCCTAAATGCCCTCACTTTTACAGAAGTCAGCGTAAGTATTTTTGACTCCTGGGGGCCTGGTGCGGCTTCGACATTTACCGGGACGGCATCTTTTACCTACGATATTGCGGATATGGAGTTTGTGAATTCCATACGGCCAGAATCTTTTTCATACCGTAAATCACACGATTTGATTTACTACTTGCCACTCCATGTTCAGGACTGGTTTAATACGGTGATATCTGGTTCTTGGGTCTATCTAGTCAGGAACAAACTAGATGCTGTGAACAATCATGCGATCAGGGTAGCAACGCAATCAAACTCTCAAGAGTTTGTATTTTTCTTTCAACATGAAGAAGATCTCATGTTGTTCAAACTTTCATGGTAAACATATGAGTGAATTTGATCCCATTAAGAAGCCGCATAGGCTTGATACGTTCACGAAGAACGATCTCACGGAATTGATGAAGTGTACTTTTGACCCGATATACTTCATTGAAAACTACATCAAGGTTCAACATCCTATCAAGGGTTCTGTCCCCTTGAAACTATACGACTTCCAGGTTGATATGGTTAAGGGATTTCATGAAAACCGTTTTGTGATTGGTTTGACTGCTCGACAGATGGGTAAGACTACCACGGCGGCGGCTTATCTGTTGTGGAAGGCGATGTTCGTGCCGGATACCAAAATCCTGATTGCAGCCAACAAATTGGTAGCTGCATTGGAAATTATGTCTCGTATCCGATACGGTTACGAGGAAGCACCGAACTTCCTTAGAGCCGGCGTCACTGAATACAACAAGGGTACAATCAAATTCGACAACGGTTCTGAAATTACCGCTCGAGCAACAACGCCAGATGCTGGTCGTGGTCTTTCCATTACCTTGCTTTATCTGGATGAGTTTGCATTTGTGCGACCAAGCATGGCTCAGGAATTCTGGACCGCTATCCAACCAGTTCTGTCCACGGGTGGTGGATGCATTATCACATCCACGCCAAAGAACGACGAAGATCAGTTTGCTCAAATCTGGAAGGGCGCCACTGACAATCAGGATGAATATGGCAATTATCTCCCGGGCTCAGTGGGATCTAATGATTTCTATCCTATCAAGGTAACTTGGGACAAGCATCCGGAACGAAACGAGGAATGGGCAGCCCCATTCCGTCAATCATTGGGTGATGCTCGATTTGCACAGGAATTTAACTGTGAATTCGTTACCGATGATGAAACCCTTATCGACCCATTGACCCTCAGTGCTCTCAGATATAAAGATCCGGAATTCTTTACTGGACAGATACGATGGTTTAAAGAACCTGAACCCAACAAAACGTATTTTGTTGGTCTTGATCCCAGTCTGGGTACAGGTGGTGACTATTCTGCCATTCAAGTATTTGAGCTCCCGGGAATGCAACAAATTGGAGAATGGCAGCATAACAAGACTCCACCAAAGGGCCAGATCAGAATATTGATGACTATCTTAAGCATGATAGATCAGGAGCTCAGGAACAATCCTGAGCAGATAGGGGAACCCACGATATATTGGACGGTTGAAAACAATACCTTGGGTGAGGCGGCTCTGATTGTGATTGAGGACACGGGTGAACATAATTTCCCCGGCGTGTTCATCAGTGAAAAGAAGAGGCCAGGTGCCACTCGTCGCTTCAGAAAGGGTCTGAATACTGACAACCGAAAGAAACTCGCAGCTTGTAGTAAGATGAAGAGTTTGGTTGAATCTAGGAGAATGGTAATCCATAGTCGGTCACTTATCAAACAATTGAAGAACTTTGTGAGTAGTGGTTCCGGATATGCTGCCAAATCTGGGGAGAACGACGACTTGGTTATGAGTGCATTGCTTGTGGTGAGAATGTTGGAAACGGTTATCCATTGGTTAAATGCTGACGACGCCGAGGAATTGCGTGATGGTATCGACCCAGAGGACGTATTCGACGAACCAATGCCAGTTTTTATTGGGTGATTTCACCTAGTCACTAAATAAGCGAGAACCTAATAACTGTGTTTATATGATCAACTTCGAAGACTTTTGTGTAGAACTTTTCCAAATCCTGCGCGCTTACGAGCGGGAAATGGTCCTCTACGACGCTACGGGGAACCGAGTGTACGAACCCAGTGAAGCCAGGAGATTTTACCTAACCGGTGACAATATCCTCATTTCCATATCGGAAAAGGGTGATGACAGTTCATTGAAGCTCTACTTGAGCCCTTCATTGAACTTAGCTCAAGTTATGGGCTTCATCGAAACATTGCGGGTTATGGCCACGAAGGCCAACCTGCTTTTCCATGTGAAGAAATTCAACAAGGAAATCAAACCACAGGACTTTGCCACCAAAGCGGCAGTAAATGAAAATCAGGAGCAAACAATGAATATTATGGAAGGCATGTACGGCACCAGCAGAAGCTCATACCTCAAGCTGGAAAACGCCCGTATGATCGTCCGTCACGGCGCACGAATTAACGAAAACATGATTGGTAGCAGAGGTAGAAACATCCAAGCTATCTTCGTGGAAAACGCACAAGGCGAACGCTTTCTGTTCCCCGTAAATGTATTGGCTGGTGCTCGCGCCATGACCCAACACGTGAATCACGGCGGCTCCTTTGAAGACCAAGTTGGTGCACAGATCATCCGCATGGCCAACGACTTCAGAAATTTGGCCAAAGTTGCCCACCCGGGAGCCAAGAATCTGGTTGCTGATACTGAAGCATTTGCGCAAGTTCGTGAAAGTGCTATCTCGGCAATGAAGCAAAGCAAGTTGGCGTTTGCCCGTATTTCATCTGACCGCTCCTATGTTCGTGAAAGCGAAAAGCTGTCAGCTGCATCCGCTCTGATGGAAACCAGCGAAGACCTGAGCGAAACAATTGCTCAATTTACAGCTATTTTGGGTGAGAACTTCAGTGAAGCTGAAGTGAATACATATGCCCGTCTGTTGTCCCTGACTGAAACAATTTCTCAATTTGATGAAGTGACGGATGATGTCGTGGAAAACTTGGAAGAATTCCAAGGTAATGGTGGTTACAACGACGTTTCCGGAATGGAAGTTGACGAACTGTTTGACTTCAAACCAGGTAATATGGTCCAAGTTAAGGGTGAAACTGCTGGTATGCACTTCAAGGTCATTGATGTGAACGGTGACATCGTTACCGTTCGTGACGAGGAAGGCAATACGGGTAAGATGAATGCTGGTGAACTTGAACCAGTCAGCAGAGAGCATGTTGATCTCCCCATCACTAACAACGAATCTATCCAACAATTTGAAGCATGGATGGAAGAATTTGAACCAGACAATTTCCTCAGAAAACAGAAGGTTGAGGAAATGCCCAGCATCTCTGATATGAATTCTGGTTGGATGAAGGATAGTGATGCACAAGCTGGTGTTAGTCGCGTTCGTGGTGGTCACGAAACTGTGACAACCCGCAGTGGTACATTCAAGTCCATGGGACCAATCAAGAGCTCCAACATGGTGGCCGGTACCATCGTGATGGCATCATACAAGTCCTATAATCAAGGCGCTGATGTGGTAGAAGTTTTGGGCTACAGAACCGACCACTTCGCTGATGATGTTGAGTATCCGTCACTGAAGGCCATGGCTCAGAAGTTTGGTGCCAAGACTCTGGCCGCTCTGGATGAAGCAGTCAATGTGGCGAAGGGTGGCAAATACGGTAATGGCGTCTACATGTGCGTCAAGGATTTGGAAGACGGTACGAGTGGTGCCTGGTTCTATGTTTCCGGTGGTAGATTCTGCCGTGGTTCAGGTGCTGAACGTTTGTCATTCACCAAGTTGGAAAAGATGCCAGCTAACGAATCAATCGACGAAGCAGATGGCGATCTGACTATGCATGACATCAAGAGCATGTTGCAACAATACAAGGGTGAATTGTCTTCCACGAGTCCATTCGATTCCAAGTATGGCAAGTTGCGCAGCCAGATTCGTGATCTGGAAGTCCAACTGAAGAAGAGTGCTCCTTATGGCAAGGCAGTCTCCACAGTTGATGAAGCAGAGCGTCAACCCGGTGAAGACGAAAACAACGTCTAATCACGACGAAGAGGCCATGGCCTCTTCCCCCTATGGAAAATACAAAATGAACAATTTTAGAGACATGATTAACGCGATTGCAAAGTCAGTCGTAAACGAAACAGAACGTCAGTTCACAAACGAACAAGTACCTGGTTGGTACATGCTGGATGTTTCTACTGGTGAAATTGCTGACGGGCCATATGATACCAAGGAGCAAGCTCAAGAAAGTTCTGGGCTCGCGTCCGAGATGGCACAATATTGGACTGGTCGCAAATGGTCCACCGTTGATTCTTACCCAGAAGAACATTATCAAATGCTTCCCGATGGTACCAAAGTCACCATCAAGATTGGCAATGTCGATCAAGGTAAGACCGGAGTCATTCAAGGTGAAGACGAAAGTGATCCTGATGCAGGAACTGAATGGGCTAGATATCGTATCTCCTTTCCAGATGGAGGTCACGTCTACAAGAAAAAGCATCAGTTCAATGTTGTTGGTATTGAAGAAGGAGTCATGGAAGCTCCTGCTGGTAAAACCCCCAATCCTGATAACCTGGGAGCTCTAGCTTCGTACATCTCTCGTGAATTTGCGGCAACAGCGGCAGACTGCCAGAAATACGCATCGCAAGATAGATCGTACGGTATTGGTGGTAATTTCAACGCCGCATCGTCGGGCAAAGTAGTAATTGACCGCAATGTTCATATGCCCGGCTCATACAATACCAGTACCTATTTCAACGAAGTATTGAAAGTGGGGACTTCGATCAAGGGGGCGAAACCTCTAGACATCATTCGTGATTTGTTCCAGAAGATCTCTGAGAAAGCCAAGGTGTATGGTCTTGAGAAACGCAATGTGAGTCACGATGCTCTGTATTTTGATGTGGGCGTAGCCACAATGCAGGTCATGTACGAAGTTGGCTCCAATTATATGTGGATTGGTTACAACTGGTTGTCAAAGGCTAAGACCGAATCTGTATCTGAAGCAAGTGATCACGATCATACTGATGACTGTGAAGTTTGCAATCAGGATTTGATGGAACTCCCCGATATCGAGGACGGCATCATCGAAGGTGTGGATGACCTGGAAGAAGGTTTCTTTGATAAGACGACATCTAAGTATTTCCCAGAAGCCACTAATTTGGACGATGCACACGCCGTTGATATGGCTTGGGAATGGATTCAAGTTGATATCAAGGACAATCCACAAGCTGATGAATCTGATATTCATAGATTTGCTTTGTCAACCCAGCAAGAAAAGGGCCTCAGTGATAATGATACTCAATTCATCAGATTGCAGGCCGAAGAATTAGCGGCAAGAAATAAACCAATGGACGAAGACTTGAATCACATGGGTGAACATGAATTCCAGTCATTCGGTGCATGGAGAGCCGCTTGTAAGAAGAGAAGCCCAGACGTATGGTTTGACGGCGATCGTGACATCGCAAACGCGATGGTTGGTCCTAATCCATACATCCAAGGAGAAACGATTTCCATGGGTGAATGGGATGGTGAAGTTGGGGTGATTTATGCTCCGATGCATGAAGCAACCGTGGATCGCAACAAAAACATCAAGCAGAATCAACCCGCAGATCTGATGGCTGAAATCACAGCTAAGGATGAAAACGGTGAAGACATGGATGCTACAGAAGTTTCTAGACTCAAGCAATTGGCGGGATTGAAATGAAAGACATCAGAAAGTACATGGACCTGATGGGTAACCCAGCCCCCCAAGTCCTTACTGAGGGCAGGAAAACCCTCAAAGACTACCTGACCGAAACGGAAAATTCTTTGGCCGAGGCACCGAAGAAATCTGAAATCCAATTGATGGCGTCCAAAGTGTTGCCACGTGGTGCCAAGGAAGAACCGCTCACTGGTCGAATGGTCTACGTCAAACAGGGTGGTCTTGACTCAGTCGCTACGATGGAAGAAAAGATCATCGCCAAACTGAAAGAAGTTGGCTTCGTCAAAATGCCATCAAAGGGCGAAGAAAACATTTTCAAATTGGATAACTGGATGGTAACCACAAGGGTCAGCTATGGCGGCGGGTACAAGTACGCTAACATGAGTGCTATTCTGACTTCTGTTCAAGAGAATGATTCCAATCTTGCTGAAGGATCATTTGTAGTAAAGTCATTGGACGGGGTCGAGAAGAGATTTAAAACTTTGGGCCCTGAAGCTGATGCTTGGCAAAAGAGCTTGTCACCGCAAGCTCAGAAAGCAGAAGTCAACAAGGACCTAAGAGACCAAAGCAAACAAAAAGCAGAGGCTATGAACGCCACTATTTGGTCTTCCATCAATGGTCCATGGGAATGGACCGAGCTGGATTGGATTGACATCGTGCAAACCTTCATAGTGCCAGATCTGATTTCCAAGCTCAAAGGCCAACCAGTCAGCGCGCAAGTTAAAGATGCCTTAATTGACGCCAGGAATGGTGATTTGTTCGCACTGCTGAAGATATTTGATTCCGTGACCCGCAACATGAAAATGGGGAACAGTTTCAGTTCTTGGGCCAAATCGATGCAAGGTGGTAGAATGGAAAGCATCGAAGATGGTGAAGCAGATATGCTGGACGAAGCACCTATGAGTGACAGCAGGAAAGCTATCAAACAATTCCTCACTGCCAATGGTTGGGTCAAGCAAGAGTTCAGAAAGAGTCGTCAAGGAACTAGAACTTGGTTGAAACAACGCTCACCAAAGAACACACCCAAGATGTCAAAGGAAGAATACTTAACTCAACTGTTGGCCGATCTGCATTCTAATGGCATTGAAGGTAATATTGGTGATGGATATAAGCGTGATTCCATAATTGGTTCTGATTGGACACTAACTGTCCAAAATGACACGGGCGTTATAGGCGTGTTGTTGTCGTTGCGGGACACCCCGGATGATGGCATGGATTGGTAAGTCAAACCTTGCATCCATTGAAAACGCCAGTTATACTGGCGTTTTCATCATTGGAATCATATGAACTACGTCAAGTTGTCGGCAGAGGAAGCCCAAAAGTATCGTGATGATGCGGAATCTGTTCTTCGGATCAATTCCATCAAGTATCGGATTCAGTCACTGTCTGGGAAGATTCCGGAAAACTTCCGAAAGCTGGAAACCCTCCTTGGTGTTCCTTTCCCACAAAGAGATTACGACGTGGTGGCTGAGCAAATTCGAATCACCCATATGCGCCCAACGGAGTTTGTCAATGGTGCTACTCACGACGTGTCGGACGCAAACTATCTGGAAATGTTGGAAGCCGCATGGAAACGTCTCAACTCCCAGAACAATGAACTAGTTCACCAAATTGGTAACATCAATTGGGAAAAGAACATGGGCCCACTTACAAAGGTTTGATGTGTCAACTACTGATTCCTTGTTTTCCATCGATGCACAAATCGCGATCGCCAAGGAAGCAATCTTGGCATTTTGCAAAGATACCAAGAATCCATTGGATGAACGAATCAAAGTGTTCTCGTCAACACCTGGCAATCTGACGACTCATTGTTCGTGGACTATCACATTAAAACTTTTCGATCGTAAACACCGTCCGATAGAATGGTACGATGACTTTGGTATTGATAGATATCAAACAGTTAATTTGCGGAGATTCATCGAAAGTAAAGATGAACATTATGGTACTGCAGAATGGAGTGATGAAAAATTCAAAGACTTTCAAGAAGCAGTATTGGCATGTGGTTATCATTCATTCTCAAACGATTGGTAATTGATTGACAAAATAATCTGAAAAGATGTCATAAACATTTTGCCCCAGAAGTTGAGTTAACGCAGAATAGCTACATGGTTTAAGAGACCTGTAGCTATTTTCTGTTTATCGCGGAAGATAAATAGATTTGATACGGAAGTGAAATGCTTTCGATCATGGCAAACTTTAACTACAACAATAAAAGGCAAATCAAAATGGCATCATTGGCACAAATCCAAGCTAAACTTCTCGAGCAAGCTAACAAAAGCACTGGCGAACGCTCACAATCTTCTTCCAGCGGTGATAACGCAAGTTACCCTTTCTGGAACGTACCTGAAAACACTTCCGCTCAAATCCGTTTCCTCCCTGACGCTGATCCTTCAAACGTCTTCTTCTGGGTAGAACGCCAGATCATCAAGCTGCCTTTCCAAGGCGTGCTGGGTCGTGATGACAAGCCAGTGGAAGTTCAAGTTCCATGTGTGGACATGTTCGGTGATTCCTGCCCTATCACCAACGCAATTCGTCCATGGTGGAAAGATGAATCCAAGAAGGACCTGGCCCGCACCTATTACAAGAAGAAGAGCTATCTCTTCCAAGGTTTTGTGGTCGCAAGCCCATTCGAAGAACAAACTGTTCCCGAAAATCCAATCCGTCGCTTCGTTATCAACCCGTCCATCTATGAAATCATCAAGAACTCCCTGATGAATCCTGAAATGGAAGATATGCCTACCGATTATATCGGTGGTCGTGACTTCAAGTTGACCAAGACGAAGAAGGGCGAATACGCAAACTACGGCACGTCACAGTGGTCGTTCAAGACTCGTTCCCTGAACGAAGCTGAACTGGCTGGTATTGACCAACACGGTTTGTTCGATCTGAAGACTTTCCTGGGCCCACGTCCAGACAAGGATGGCATCGCAATGATCCAAGCCATGTTTGAAGACAGCCTGGCCGGTCGTCCGTTCGATGTGAACTCCTATGGCGCAGTATATCGTCCATTCGGTATGAAGGGTGGCGCAGCTCCAGCGGCTACGACTTCCCAAGCTGCTGCCCAATCGTCCTCACCAGCCCCTTGGGAAGACGATTCCCAAGCCTCCGCACCTACTCCTGTAGCGGCGTCTACTGGTGCAAAGCCTAGCGCTCAAGAGCTGCTGGCCCGCATCAAGCAAAAGACTCTGAACCAACAGTAATGGTAAAATAATTCAGGATTATCAAAACCTGAATTAGCGTTAATTGGTAAGGGGATATAGAATCCCCTTACCAACCTTACGGCGCAATGTCGTGAGTTTTAGGCAAAAGAAGAATAACAAATGAAGCCATTAGATCTATCAAAATTCCGAACGAATATTACAAAGTCTATCAATGGCATTAGTACCGGTTTCAACGACCCATCAACTTGGATCTCAACTGGTAACTATTGCCTCAATTACTTGATCTCTGACGATTTTCATCGTGGTGTCCCATTGGGCAAGTCAACGATGTTTGCAGGTCAATCAGGTTCTGGTAAGTCTTTTGTGGTGTCGGGCAATATTGTCCGTGAAGCCCAGAAGAAAGGTGTTTTTGTGGTCTTGATTGACACAGAAAATGCATTGGATGAAGCATGGTTGAAAGCACTTGGTGTTGACACTGCCGAAGATAAGTTGATGCGTATCAGCGCAGCAATGATCGACGACGTGGCAAAGGTCATCAGTGATTTCATGGTCGAATACAAGTCAAACTACAGCTCAGAGAAGAAAGAAGATCGTCCGAAGGTGATGTTCGTTATCGACTCCCTGGGTATGTTGATGACCCCTACTGACGTTGCGCAGTTTGAAAAGGGTGAAATGAAGGGTGACATGGGTCGTAAGCCCAAGGCACTCAAGGCGTTGGTAACCAACGTGACTAACATGTTTGGTGAGTTTGACATTGGTCTGGTTACAACCAACCACTCGTACGCGTCACAAGACATGTTTGATCCTGATGACAAAATCTCAGGTGGTCAAGGTGTTGTTTACGCCGCGTCAATCGTGGTTGCAATGCAACGTCGCAAGCTGAAGGAAGATTCAGACGGCAACAAGGTTGCCGACGTTACGGGTATTCGTGCTGCTATCAAGATCATGAAGTCCCGTTATGCGAAGCCTTTTGAAAGTATGGAAATCAAGATTCCATATGACACTGGTATGAATCCCTACAGTGGATTGGTTGATCTGTTTGAAGCGCGTGCAGTCTTGGCCAAGTCTGGAAACAAACTTGAATATATAGACAATGACGGCGTTTCAACCAAGCTGTTCCGTAAGGAATGGGAAGCCAACAAAGATGGCATCTTGGATACGATCATGCGCGAATGGGCAGGCCGTCAAGAGAAACAACCAGTGGCAGTAGATGCCACTGAAGAAACTTTTGAGGAAACAGATGAACAGTGAATCCAGGTTGATTCTAGAAAACTGGGAAACGGTACGGGACTTTGTCCCTGCCAATAAACGCCTAGACGTGGCTATACAATGGCTACGATCTTTTGAAGAATTTGGAGTCGACCCAGGAGATTTTCATGATCTCGTGGGCGAAGACAAAATCTTGGAAGAAGCATATCACGTGCTTTTTGGCGAAGACCCGGAAGAAGAACTGAGCGAAGACGCGTTTGAATACGACGACGATAATTGAAAGAACAAGATGGCTGATTGGTACAGCAAGGTAACGCAAGATCCAGATGATCTATCTCCACTGGTTGGGGCGGTAGAATACTACGAGGCTGAACTCCTAGCTGCTAGAAAAGATCTGAATGTTGATGGCAGGAAAATTGAAGAGATTCAAAAACGCCTGCCTGGGTGGGCCGAATTTAGGTTTAATCAACTACAAGAGCTTGAAGCAATATTGAAGTATCTCAATCTCAAGCTGGATAAGAAGCGTGGTGAAAAGCATCGTTACTACATGGAAAAATACAATCGGGCGATGACAAGTCGTGATGCCGAGAAGTATGCTGAAGGTGATGACGATGTTTTGGAGATTGCACTGCTGATCAATCAAATCGCTCTGCTGAGAAACAAGTTTCTTGGTGTGACAAAAGGGATTGAATACTTGCATTTCCAATTGTCATCAGTTGTTCGATTAAGAGTTGCGGGTATAGAAGACGCGAGCTTATAATAAAATGGCCACAACATGTGGCCATTTTTACGATGAAATATCCCAAAAATTCCAAATTTGATTATCCGGACCATACCAAGATACGGATGTCACCACAATTCAAATATCACTACAGTGATTATTCGGGTGATACCTCAAAAACCTGGGAAGTTACCGCAGGTGAACGAGAACTCATTGACTGGCTTGATCAGCATATCTCTCCAGTAGAAGGGTATTCCTACAAGATTCCAATGTGGGGTAAAAAGGGCTGGTGCATCCGTGAAACCAGAGAGATGGATCACAACCCAGAAGATTACGCATGGGCGAGGATTAACTATTATCCTGGTAAGGGGCTCATAGGGTTCTTCCTGTGTATAGATGATGAATTTGACAATGAAGCCGTCCAATTGAAACTGAGTGGAGTTTTGGAAAGAGCCATAAATCCAAGATTCTTTGGTCCGGATTGATAAAAGGATAACTGGTTCTGTTAGAATGGTCTGATCATTGGAGAGTTTATGGTAGTTGAGGATATCTTGGATGGTTTGAGTCGCCTTGTGGTTGCGGGGAAAATCAAAGGTGCATGGCACATTGACTTCATCAGTAATGTCCAGGGATATGTGGGTGGTGGTGGATGTCTTAGCACAAACCAGGGAACAACCTTACTGAAGCTCGCCACATCAAACACCAACGCACTCGCGCAGTTGTTCAGTGTTTCGTCCGCGACGATGAAAAACTGGATTGACAATCCCACCTACCGTCAATCTCCCTATCAGAGCACCAGTGTAAAACGCGAAGTACGGTATCTGGGTGGGGACCAGTTAGCTTTTCGTTTCAAGGCTGACAAGACAGTCACAGATGATCTCAAGGCTCTCAAAACCAACGAAGACGTGATGAACACCCGTCCGAAATGGAATTCTCATTATCGGGTCTGGGTCGTCACTGTAACTGCTACTAATCTGGAGAAGATCATGACCTTGATCCAGAAACATTTGTTCGCATTTGATACCACGGCATTGGAATACATTACCATCTGCAACAACTCCAAGGCGGCTGACAGCACGTTCTTCTCAATGGAAGAAGAGGGATTGATATATGGCAACATTGCCTGTGGTCCCATCCTGGCGTCTGTTTTGGAAAAAACTTGTGGAGCTCGACTGGTATGAATATTGATGTATGCTTGGATATGACTCCCAGTAACGCTCGAAAACTTCTGCGGATGCGGAAGGTATTCAAGATGGAGTTGTCGGAAGAAATTGAAAAACTTTCGTTCACCGACCTAATCTCCATGGAACAAATGTATGCGGCCGTACCAGAGTTCTTGTTGAATCAATTCGAGCACCAAACATTGCTGAACTACATTCAACATGCGGTTGACTATGATGGTCGATTTGTAAATGTGGGAACCGGTGAAACGAAAAATATATTGGCTGCGATCGCTTACTCATTCTTCAGTGATAAGAAGATTATGATTCGCGACCGGTATAAGAACATGATCGAGGTGAACAAGTTCTTGAAAGAGAATAACGTCACATCAAAGTTTGTTAGCACTGATCGAGATTTCGATCCTGAATCTATTAGGGTCGCTATGTTACCGGTGCAACAAATTCCCGAGGAGATCATTTCAAGCTCTAGGAAATGGGTGATGTTCACCAACTCGATTTGTACTGACTTCACGGACAAATCCAGATCATATGTTTACGATGCGACTTCTCCCAGTCAGAATGATTATTTTCATTCTATCAATAGTGTTGATATAACGATACCACCTCCCATACAGTCATATGTGCCACAAGCCGTGGATAACAAGATCACATCTCTGATTGCCGCGATGTCAACCCTGTTCCAGGGTATGAATCTCAGCAAATTGTTTGACGTTCGCAAGCCCGTGGCATCCAGTCGGCAGGGAGTTAGGATCACGAATCCGTACCACATTTCACGTGGCTTTGGTGTTCATTATGGTCTCCATGTAACCCAGGAACCTAATGACTAAATTAGATTTCTAATCTTCCATACTTGAGATAACCGCCAAATGGCGGTTATCGTTCATTCTGATAATCATATTTTGATATAGAGACCTGATTTCACTAAAATAGAAGATGATGATTGGGATAATCCAATCAATAACTTGTGAAATCAGGTGAAGACAACTATAAGAATTATCGACCAAGTGAATTGCAAGTTCCTTGACGTCGACCCACATACTCGTCGAAAGATGGTTGAGGAATTGAAATATTTCTTGCCACATGCTCGACACACCCCTGCATTCAAACTTGGTAGATGGGACGGCACCCAAAGTTTCTTCCAAGTTTCTGGAGCCACCTTCGTTAATCTTTTGGAGCGAGTTCTTCCAATCGTAATCGATGCTGGCTATGATGTTGACATTGATGATCAACGACCACCGTTTGAGTTTGAATTCCCGGAATGTGATGAGTTCCTGTTGAGTGAAACCTCATGGCCAAAAGGTCACCCAGCTGAAGGTGAACCTATCATGCTCCGTGATTATCAGGTCCAAGCCATCAACAACTTCTTCCAGAATAAGCACAGCATGCAACAGATCAGCACTGGTGCGGGCAAGACTATTATCTGCGGTGCACTAAGCAAGCTGTGTGAACAATACGGTAGAACACTGATTATCGTCCCTAGCAAGAGCTTGGTGACACAAACTGAAGAAGACTATCGCAACCTTGGTCTCGATGTTGGCGTCTATTACGGTGACCGAAAGGAAATTGGACACCTGCACACTATTTCAACTTGGCAATCCCTGAGTTCATTGTGTAAGAAATCAGGCTTTGATGAAGACTTCACGATAGCTGATATGATCGAGGGCGTGGTTACCGTAGTAGTTGATGAAGCCCACTCAGCAAAGGGTAATGATCTTCAGACAATGTTGGCTGGTCCGCTCGCCAACATTCCAATCCGTTGGGGTCTGACCGGTACTATCCCCAAGGATGAGGTTGATCAAATCAGATTGTTGTCATGCTTGGGCCCAGTAGTTGGTAACATCACTGCCAAGGAACTCCAGGACAAGGGCGTATTGAGTCAATGTCATGTAAACATTCTGCAACTCGATGACGAGCATGTGGAGTTCAAGAGTTACGCGGATGAGAAGAACTATTTGACATCAGATACGGCTAGACTTACCTGGATCGCCAACAAAGCTAGAGAATTGGCACTTGAAGGCAACACTCTGATATTGATCGATCGAATTGAAACAGGAACCACGTTACATGAGCTGTTGCCTGATTCTGTATTCATCAATGGATCGGTGAAGAATGCAACCAGAAAAGAAGAGTATGATTCCATTCAAGAAGCTGACAACAAGATCCTAGTTGCCACCTATGGTGTTGCCGCTGTGGGTATCAACATTCCACGTATTTTCAACTTGATCTTGATTGAACCTGGGAAATCCTTTGTTCGAGTGATTCAAAGTATTGGACGTGGCATCAGAAAAGCCAAAGACAAGGACTTCGTTGATATCTGGGATGTGACCAGTACGCTGAAGTTTTCAGCAAAGCATTTGAAAGCCAGAAAGGTTTTCTACAAGGATGCTTCATATCCGTACACGACGGAAAAAATCGATTACCGTAAAAAATAACCAGAGAACAACATGCGAATCCTAACACCAGAAAACAAACCATTTGATATGGTTAATATCCCGAATGAAATTGATGACGTCCGTTACGGAGTCCTGGACTACAGCGACCCCAATGATGTTGATTACTACTTCATGCCATTGATCTTTTTGGACAACTTTCCACGACCAGCGGCTGATGTGCAATTGGGACCATATAGAATCCAAATGCCCCTTGATTGGAGTATCGTCATCGTTGACAAGCATAGTGGCGCTGTTGAAGTTTTGGAACTCAAGAACATCAACGACCGTGAGTTTGATGCTTGGGGCTTCAATCCAATCAATGGTTATATGCCATCATTCCTACCAATCAACATCTTGAACATTTACCCTGATGTGAATTGGTATTTTCCAAAGCTCAAATATGGTCACCTGTTGGCAATACCATTGGATGACGGCCCCTCACCAGTATGCGTTTACATTGTCAAAGATATAAACAAGCTGCCCGAATGTTTGGACATTACAAAATTGATGTAATATGAAAAGAGAAGACTTTCTAGTTGACGGCGTGGTTCAACCAATTGTCACCCAGGACTCAATCCTGGGTCTCTATGGCCCATACCGATGTTTGTCAAATTTCCACAAATTCCCATTCACATATCAGGGGCGGGTGTATCAAACATCTGAAGCTGCTTACATGTCTGCGAAAACCCTAGATCCGGTCGAGAAAGATTATTTCGCAACGTTGTACGAGGGTAAGGAAGCCAAGGCTTATGGCTATCAGATCAAGCTCAGGGATGAATGGGATGATCGACATAGAATTCACGCAATGTATCGAGTTCTCTTTGCCAAATTCACCCAGGATATTGATTCATTGAATGTACTCTTGTCTACTGGTGACAAGTACATTGAAGAGTCCAATTGGTGGGGTGACGTTTATTGGGGAAGATGTAATGGCATCGGAACCAACCATCTGGGAAGTATTTTGATGACCATTAGGGATTTTGTGTCATCAAAATAAGGAAAACCCCCTAGAGATCACCCTAGGGGGTTCACCGATTCCTGTGTTTTGAGGGAGACTCAGGTTTCAAATTTAGAAGCATTTTGCAGCTTCTCACAAAAATATTTATCATGACTCCTCGGATATGTGATAACAACGACTAAAAACAACATGGACCTTTTCGACCTAATTGCCGACCTACCCTCAATCTCTGAGCAGAAAGAGATTGATAAACTGTTGGCCAAAAACCCTGATCTGATCTATGACGATGTGCCATTACCAGATGACAAGAAAGTGGATATCTTCAATCTGTTGCAGAACGTTGATTACCGAAATCTGAGTTTTTACAATAGACTCACCGAGAACGAACAGAAGACTTTTCCCCTTTATGTGGCCATGCGGTGGCTAAGTGGGGTATCCGATTCGTCAGTACACCGTGACAACACTTTGTTCTATGTAAATAACGTTCTGAACGTTGACTTCGATGTGTTGTCCAAACACCCAGAGTTCATGTGGAAGTTGATGGCCGCCGGTGGTTGTGGTACCAAGCTCAGATACAATTGGATTCCATCAGCGAAGAAATCCAAAACCAGTAACAAGGTAGACGAATTCATGCTTCGTTGGTATCCGAGTGCAAATGATCTAGAGCTCAAAATACTAACCGGAAAAATGACACGTGATGAATTCGAACAATTTGCAAAATCAGCAGAATCAGATGACAGAAAAATCAAAGAACTCCTCGAAGACTTCGACATCCAGCGCGGCGTCAAGCCGAAAAAAGCCACTAAAAAGCGAAAAGATTGAACACGTCTGCGAGTTTTGCAAAAGAGCATTTGTTCGTGAAAGCACGTTGATTGTTCATGTCTGCGAGAAGAAGCGTAGATGGATGGTCAGAGATGAAAAGTACACCAAGATGGGCTTCTTCGTGTACAAGAAGTTCTACGATATCACGTATCGGGGAATGAAGCCCAGGACCTACGAGGATTTCATCGATAGCAACTATTTCACGAGCTTCAGTAAGTTTGGCAGATACTTGATTGATATTCAAGCTATCAAGCCAGAAGCGTTCGTGGACTTTTTGTTGAAGGCACAAGTGCCGCTGAAAAACTGGCAGTTGCCGTTTGTCTATGAACAATTCATCCGTGAACTCAACAAGCGTGAGACTGCTACCAGTGCAGTTGAGCGCAACATCCTATTGATGCAACAGTGGGAGATTGAGAATGGTAAGCCCTGGTATGACTTTTTCCGTGAAGTTAGCCCGCATCTTGCCACACATTGGATTCAAAGTGGTCGATTGAGCCCATGGGTTCTCTACACGGCAACCACATCTCAATATCTGTTTGAACGTTTCACTGACGAACAATTGGCGATCATCGAGAAGCATGTTGATCCGAGATTCTGGCAGAGAAAGTTTGACGAGAGCCCAGAAGAGGTTGCGTTTGTGAAAGAACTATTGGCAGAGGCAGGAGTATGAAAGACGTAATCGAGAGCCTTTACGGGCAGAAAGAAGGGGAACCACAAGCATCCAAGGTGCTTAGGGAAGCCACGAACGAGTTTGAAATCAAGACGCAATCCAAGAACTTCACAAAGATCAAAGCGGGTTCCAAGGACGTGGTTGTTCCCACCGCAACGTATGTGAAGGATTTGGAAGATCAGATCACTAAATTGAACAAGGATGTGAAATCCCTGTCCTCTGATTATTCCAAAGCTGTTCGAGCCATCAATGCCTTGTCTCAAACGGTGGAGACTCTCAAGAAGAACATGAAGAATAAAATGGACCGATTTGATTGAGGTGACTAATGGCCACAAACGTAATTTTCGATGACTATGTGTTGAGAACTAGAACGGCGATTTTGTTGGGTGACAATTCCCTACAAGAAGTCATCGACCGTTGGGAGAGCGTTGATCCGCTTTTGGTGGCCCTTGATAATGTGGAATTGTTCAAAGGACGATCACAATGGTCCAAGTTGGATCCACATCACTGGCGTTTATTGATCACTAACACATTGAACAAACGTGACACAGTTTTGAAGCCAGAAGACCGTTACAACGATGAGAAACCAATTGTTGCTTCATTGTTATTCCTAGTCATGGGTTTGGTTCATTGTATTCAACTTCGATCCACAGGTGCGGTTGACACCCTGAGAATAGTGCGAATTTCAGAGATTGATATTACTCTGGAGTTTACGGTGCTGATGATGAGTCAGCCCAAGAAGAAATTGCCACCCACCGGTGGTTTGCAAGTTGTTGTGGATAATACATGAGCGCGGATATTGACGTTGACTTTCAGGATAGAGGAAAACCTCTGGGATTCTTGCCGCATATTTTGGCTTTGATGAATCACAATGGGCAAGATGTCAAACACAATACTGGCGTCTACTTCCAGAACATCCCCACCAACCCCTTAAGTGGTATTGCCAGCATTCCCTATAAAAAGGCTGATGCACTGGGGTACTTCAAGATCGACTTCATCAACAACACGGTTTATGAGAACGTTCAGGATGAGAATCACCTCATTCAATTGATGAACACTGAACCACCATGGGAAATGTTGGAAGAGGCGGATTTCGTTGAAATGCTGGCTCACATTCACAGTCACAAAGATATCGTGGATGTTATCAAACCCAAGTCGGTGGAAGATTTGGCTGTGGTCTTGGCTTTGATTAGACCAGGGAAGAGATCGTTGATGTATTTGGATCGAAATGAAATCGATGCCAAGATATGGGAACCACCACAGGATGGTTCATATCACTTCAAGAAAAGCCACTCGGTGGCTTATGCTGTTTCAATTGTAGTGCAGATGAACTTGCTAATCGAACTCGGGGAACAGGAATGACACTCCTGCGAATAAGTCAGGCGTCATTTACTCCAACTCAACTTGATGACATCAATCACTGGTTGGCATACCAAACAATTGGCAACTGGGAAATGGTAGCGAACTGGGAAGGTAGATTTGAAGACTTCATGATTTGGCTGAGCTTCAAAGAAGATTCAGACCTAATACAGTTTAAATTGCAATGGTCTGATATCTGTGAAATGGTTACATTTTACGAACCAGCGTTATCTGACGCTTCCTGATTCGTCTACTGATAGTTTCCTGCAGACTGACTGCGTGGCCTGCCTGTAGGTCAAAGTCCTTTCGACCAAAGTGTTTGATGAATGGTCGGAAAACTCTAAATTCTTCCTTGTGGAAGATGTTGATTGGGATCTGGCGGTTACTACCCCACCACCATTCCTCACCATATTGGAGGAATAGTTTCCTGATTTCCTCGTTTGGCATCATATCCAAAACGTACATAGACAACAAACTGTTGTCTGAGTTCTGAATAATACCCAGATATTCTTTTTCGTCGAATATCCCGTAGCTCAGAAACGGAAACTTCTCTAAGATTTGTTGAATTTGTTCGTTCATTAACTGGTTCGCCTGGTTGCCAATATTTAGCAAATGAAATTTGTCGATTTGGTGGCAATAATAAATACTCGGCTAAACCGAGTATTTCATGCCTAATGTAACCGTATATCAGCTTCCAACCGTGGTTCAACTCATACAGAATGTTGCTGTAAGCGTGGGCACGGTTATCAACCGCACAGATTTCAATCTGCACAAGGGCCTCACGAACGAGATTGAGTTCTTGATCAAGAACATTGATCGAAAGCCTATCAATCTGATAGATAAGACCTTCGTGATTTACATCGTGGAACACGCTACTGATCAATTGGTAATTCAAGCCACATTGATTAACATCATTCCGGAACGAGGGCACGCCAGATTGGTTCTGAGCGATGTTGATTTGTCCACATTGAATGTGGGCTATTATCGTTATGTGGTGACTGAAGTAAGGATTGATTCACAAATCGCAGTGTACACGGACCAGAATCACTCCATTAGAGGATTCCTGGAAATATTCCAAGGACCACTACCACCCACACCTCCGCTGATTACTATTCCGGGTGATGAATTCTCCTCGGTGCAATGGGGTGATCCAATGCAGACCTACAAGGTATCAGAAGCACAGCCTGGCGCAGCTCAACGAGAAAATAGAGCAGGCACGCACACTATGGCAATCTACAGCCAGGACTTCTCTGGCAAAGTAACGATTCAAGCCAGCCTGTCCGATATTTCGCCGTCGCAATCTGATGATTGGTTTGACGTAATGGAACATCAGATAACTGAAGAAGATACGGTTACCGGGCTTCCCTTCGTGGGTAATTATCAGTGGGTCAGAATGTTCTATAAACCTGATGCACTGACGACTGGTTCTATCACAAAAGCAGTATTGAAGAATTGATATATAGGTACCCCACCAGTAAAATCTGGTTTTACGTACCTATATGGCATCTTTTGACACCTCATTCTTGACTGATAAACTCAGTCAAGTCCTCCCTCACCCCCGAAAACGAGTACCTGATGGTCTTCAGGTAAACTGCCCAATGTGTTTGTCCATGGGCCAGCCCAGACCAGACACCAAGTTCCGGTGTGGTTATCGACCATTTGCCACGGGTGGTTTCAACATGAACTGCTTCAACTGTGGTTTCAAGATTATCTGGCGTCCTGGTTCGCTGTTGAGTACAAAGGTCAAGAGTTTGTTGGGAACGTTGGGTGTTCCAGATCAGGATATCGCCAAACTGAACTTCTCTGCTTGGCAAATCAAGAACAGTTTGGGCCCCACCGGTATCGCGGAACGCCCCATGTTCAATCCCAACTTCAAAGAAGTACCATTACCTGATGGCTCGATGAGTTTGGATTTCTGGTTGGACGAGGGCTTGGATGATCCCGACTTCTTGGCTGTATTGGCATATGCAGCCAGTCGAGGTGATGATGTGGTGCAATCCGCAAACCTACATTGGACCCCTGAAAAGAGAAACAATTTGAACAGAAGATTGTTGATTCCATTCATGTGGAATGATACCGTGGTTGGGTACAGTGGACGTTCCGTGGATTCAGATGTTCGTCCCAGATATTACACAAACACCCCAGAACACTTTCTCATCAACAATCGTGTTTTGACACTGGATCGTAAATTTGTAATAGTGGTTGAAGGGACACTTGATGCATTCGCAATTGATGGCGTTTCCACTCAAGGTGCGAAAGTATCAGAAGAACAAGCGCAATGGATCAATGATTCTGGCAAGGAAGTAATCGTGCTTCCCGATATGGAAATATCCGGCCAGCCTCTCATAGATGCAGCATTGAAACACAATTGGAAGGTCAGCTTTCCAACATGGGGAACTGGCATCAAGGATGCCAACGATGCTGTTAAGGAATATGGCAGATTGTTCACTTTGAAATCAATCATCCAGAATGCTACTGATCAAAAGCTGAAGATAAATCTGTTGCGCAAGAGACTTAATAAAAAATGAAACAAGAAAAAAAAGACGTAAAGAATTATACCTTTGAGGTTCAGGAAATGTTGCTGAACTTCCTGATAAGTGACCCTTCCTCATTCACACGGTGTCAGGGCATTATCAAACCAGAATATTGGCAAGAACGCCTCCGCCCAGCCGTACGATACGTGATGGAATTTGCTGGTGAATTCCGAGCACTGCCAAAGGCAGAACAAATCGTTGCTGAGACCAAGGTAAATGTGGTTCCAGTTGGTGATATTGCACCACAGCATAGTGAATGGTTTCTGAAAGAGATCGAACAATTCTGCAGACATAGAGCGGTTGAAACGGTAATCATGGAAGGTGCGGACTTGGTTGAGTCCGGGCAATACTCTGACGTTGAAAGTCGTCTCAAGGATGCGCTAACGATCAGTTTGCAAACTGATCTTGGTACAAGCTATTTTGAAGATCCTAAGAAGCGTATTCAGGAAGTCCTGGACAGACAAGACGTCGTATCGACTGGATGGAATGCCCTGGATTCAAGATTGTATGGTGGCTTCACCAAGGGAACATTGAACATCTTTGCTGGTGGTTCTGGTTCTGGTAAGAGTTTGTTCCTGCAGAATTTGGCATTGAACTGGTCATTCATGGGTCACGATGTTATCTACTTCTCCCTGGAATTGAGTGAAAACTTGGTTGCAGCTAGATTGGACTCGATGGTGACTGGTTATACGACCAAGGAAATCTTCAAGAAGATCGATGACGTTGATCTCAGGGTCAAGATGCAGGGTAGGAAGTCCGGGTCGATCATGATCAAGAAACTCCCAGAAGCTGGTACCACGACCAATATGCTTCGTGCTTACATGAAGGAATATGAGATCAAGAATGGTAAGAAGCCCACAGCCGTGCTTTGCGACTATTTGGACTTGATGTATCCCAACAATTCAAAGGTCAATCCATCTGATATGTTCGTGAAGGATAAGTTTGTGGCTGAAGAATTGCGAGCATTTGCTTCTGAATTCCACTTGCTGTTTGCAACGGCCTCACAGCTGAATCGAGGTTCGGTTCAAGCAGCTGGTGAGTTCGATCACAGCCACATTGCTGGTGGTATCTCAAAGATCAACACGGCCGATAACGTGTTTGGTATCTACACGACTCCGGGTATGAAAGAACGTGGTGAATATCAGCTGCAATTTTTGAAAACTCGTAGTAGTGCTTCCGTGGGTATGACGATTGATCTGGCATATGACACTAGTTCTTTGCGAATTGCTGATCCAGACCCGGATGCTGATGCGACGGCGCCTAGGAATCAGAATCAACTTGTCAATGATATCAAGTCTAAGATTCAGGGTGGCACTTCGTTCACACCAAAGACTCCCAAAACGTCTGATTCAATCCAGCAACCCGCTAATCAATTGCCTAAAGCAAATGCACCTGTGGTACCACCAGCCCTACCCAATGCATCCGCGAGCAGGGCAAAGATGCTTGATATGGTTCGGAATACCCAAAGCAGATAACTGCTTAGTAATGTGCCAGTATTTTCATGTTCATCTGTCACTAAATAGAACAAAATACCATACTTTAATTGCATGACACATAACGACCACATTAGATCCCTGATAAGGATCTCAGAAGGCTTGAATGATGCTCCGGAGGAGATTCTCTTAGAGGATTTCGTACCCGCTGAGCATGATGAAGCATTGGATCTCAGAGTTGAAGATGAACTCGAGGGCCTGATTTTCAAACTCAGGAGCTACCAAGATCCAGAAGCGTCACAGGATGCCATGGGAATAGAGATGGGAATGACTATGGCAGCTGACATGCTGCAAAACGTCCTGGATAAGCTGAGAGGTCGGTAATGGAATCAAAATTTCGAGGCATTGTTGAAGAATTAAGCGCGTATGTACCACCAAAGAACAAGGATGTTTTCATTGAAGGTCAAGCACAACAAGTAATCGCGAGCGCTAGAAACCTAATTGCGTTGGTTGAATCCAACTATTCTCCTGAGATAGCGGAAGATCTGACAAAGAGACTTCTCAGCGCCATCAAGAATAATGACAGTGAGAAGTTTTGCAGAAAGGTCAGACAAGTTAGAAATTCAGGAGATACAAAATGACAACAGTTAACGAAGGCTTCTGGGACGCGGTTGTCAATGGTGTGAAGAGAGCTGGACTGGCGGTCGGAGCCGCCGCGGGTAGTGGCAAGGCTGATGGCAAGCTGACTGCTTTGAATCTGTCCACGAAATTTTATGACGAGTTCAATCACTATATGGGTTCCACTGGACAAACAGGAACACCCGATAGCATGGTTGAATTCATGGCAAACAAACTGGGTCTGAGTAAGGATTTCAGCACCAGGGCGGGTACGGAATTCGAACGATTCATCCAAAGCCCATCAACTTATCCCAACAAATCCACGGGTGGTGAATCTCCAATGGGAGATCAGCCTAAGAAGTTCAGTGACGGTGAATTGAGGAAATATTTCCTCAATGTGGCCCAAACGGCTCTTCGTACTGGTGAAGCTAGGGATGCGGCAAGAGCTGAAATGTCTGGACTTAGAAAGTCGCAAGAACCAGAACAACAATCTGAGCCTCAACCAAACGAACCTGAAGCGAGCCCACAACAAACTCAATCTGAACCTGATGCGGAAACGGCGACCGCTGAACCAACAAAGGTTGAATTGAACGGTGTCAACCTTAACGATCCAGAACAAGATCTGTTGAATTCAATCGAAGGTCAGGTTGGCATCGAGGGCGTGGCTGGTTTGGTAAAAGCTGATGATCCTGATGTGCAAAAATTGGCAAAAAAGATTGTCTTACAAGCATTGCGGGACTATCGAGCGAAACATCCTTCTTCCACTCAAAAGAAGAAATAAAATGATGAGGCAAATGCCTCATCATTTTGAATGGTGGGAATTTTGTGCCATCATAGGGGATGAGTATCCCACATCTAGTCGATTGTCCACCCCACGTCATAGAATCATTCATCGCCCAGCCAGACAATGTCACTGTGGTGGAAAAGCTGGATGGTATTGGCTTTTCACTCCATTCTTTGGATGGTCGTCTCTACACCAAACGAGTCAGTGACCGAACTTTATACCCACTCCACCCAAGAAAGGGTGAACCTGTTTGGGGTGACGAGATCTGGGAGTCAATCTTCAAATCAGCTCACGCCTTTCTAGCCAGCCAATTTAATGATAATATGTTGCCTGATGACTTCCAGGTTGACTACGAGATTTTATCCTCTAGATTTCCCAACGCTATCGAATATTTGCCTTACGGTGGTAATTTGAATATTCTGGTGAAACTAAACACGTCCCATTTTTCCATAGATTACATCTTGGGGATGATGTTTGACACCGTTCTGGATGTGAAAACCACCAGATATGAAATTGATGATAATTTGAATGCTCGTGAAGTTGAATGCAAGGACCGGTGGG